AGTTATACTAGATAGATATTATGGATCTCAATCACCACAAGGAATTGCAACATCTGTAAAACTATCCAAATTAGCTGGAAAACATGGCATTGGACCCGCATTTTATGATGCATTTCTTACAAGAGATATAAATGGATATATTCAGATTATCAAAGTGTTTGAATATATTGATGGAACCAATTGGAAGAAAATAAAATGGAACTCATCCGAAAAGAAACTTGATGCACTGCAGCAACTTGAGATATTAATTCAGAAAATGAATAAGATTGGAATTATTCACAACGATTTACATTCTGGAAATGTGATGATATCCAAAGAAGAAAAGGTATATATTATTGATTTTGATTTAGCATCATTTTATAAAGATGTAGAAAAAGATGTAATCGATTTCTTTAATACTACAGATGATTTGGAAAATAATATGTTCTCTTGGAAACGAATGCGATATATATATGATAAATTAGTAAAAGAAGGAAGTCTTTTACTAAATAATCCTATTATAAAACGAAATAAGACAAAAAAAGCAAAACGATCATAATAAGTATTTATCTTTGATTCCCATTTAAAAAATAGAAATCAAAGAATATAATTTATGTTACTCAATAATCAAATCCAGATCAAACTCTTCTTCTTCAATCTGACTCGATTGAATTATGGGAAGAGAGGCTTGGATCGGCACAAAGCCAGTCTTGGTAGAAGTAAAGAGTTTGGAATCAATTTCTTCTTGATTCATTTCATCATGCACCTCCAAAATAGATATCTTGGGAGGAGGCGCATCTTTCCTCAGTTGAAAGGCAGCTGTTTCATCATAGAGTACATCGCTAAAGGAGGTTCCACCACGGATAACTGATCCCATCATAATATTGGCACTCACGCCTAAAATAGGATCTCGTTCACCATAAAGGGCTGACTTTAGCATAATTTCCTCCGTTTGTTCAAAGGAGGCTTTGGCAAGGGATCCAATATCAAGCTTGTTTACACCGTAGCGATCGCAGCTCATTAATCGCCCTTTTGCCGTCATACGATCCACCAACATTCCCGTATGACGATAATGAACTCCTGATGGAATAGTTCCCGTGAGTTCTCTTAAGAGCAAGGCACGGGCAGCTTCAATACCAAATAATTCAAACATATCATATACATTATTACTAACAACACGTGTGGGATCCACACTGGGATGACAGAGAATCTCTAATAAATTGCTTCCATCACTGATCAGGACAAATTGATCCACCGATTTATAGGCTCCTTCAATCAGTTCCAAATCTTGGTTTACTTTCTTGAAGCTTACACTGCGAAGTCCTGGAATTCCTTTCACCGCAGTTGTAGAAAGAATCTTATTTTGTAATTGTTTTAAGACAATCAGTTGATCATTCATAGAATCACTTGAATCCACCAAACGAAGGCGAAAGACAAGCTGGGTCGCATTGAAATCACTATACATGGTAGACGTATTCACTTTCATACTTACCTTGAGCACATAGGCAATATCATCCATGGAAATATTTTTGGCAAACATCTTTTCACGATCAAGTTCAAAGCGAAGAAGCCATGGAGACTTCTTTCCTTCTGGCTGCTTCATAGCGGCTTCATAGGCTGCAAAGTATGCTAACCACTCCGTATCTTGTAGAAGAAGAGTTGCTTCATCACGAGGATCGTAATAAATGCTACTTGTCGTGACAAGATCTTGCAAGAGTGAGAACTCCATTGATTGAGCAGCTCGCCGTGCTTCTTCCTTAGACTCTCGCAAATCCTTGCGAAGAGGAATCGTGCATTCCACCATCTTTGGATGCTTGGTCACTTTCAATAATTCATCTACACGAGGCACACCGCTCGTCATATTTGACGCGCCAGCCGTGTGAAAGGTACGAAGGGTCATCTGTGTTAAGATTTCTCCAATGGATTGTGCAGCAATCACTCCTACTGGTTGCCCAGGTTCGACCCATGCTTTCCAATGGGTTAATATTGCCTTCTCTACCAATGCATCCAAGGCAGTCTTTGTAAATCCCAGCTCCTTTAGCTTATGAGGTGCAAGGTAAAATCTCAGAAGAGCTCCCCACACAAGATGAGTTGCCTTTGTTCGTTCTAGAATTGCTTCATGTGCATCCAGGACTTGATCTCCCGTTACATCTCCCGCTTTTGGTTTCAAGGAAAAGCCTGAGGTAATTTCTTCTACCAATCGCTTCATATGAACAGGATAGAGTACGCGTGTACTCTTTTGACGATAAAACACCTTTTCCACCAGCATACGCTGATCTGCCACAATTTGATTTGTATATGCAGTTTGACGATCACCACTTGCATCCGGTACAATATAGGTTGCACGCAATTGCGATTCGGAATAATTCACTAAATCAATCGGTTGAGATTCAATGCGGGTGGCATTGATTCCATCTTCACCATAGGCAAATTGAATAATTGTTCCAGAAGAATCACGAACGGATGAATCATGTTGCACAACAAGATCTTCCATGGCAACACGAATACGACGTTGGATATATCCTGTGCTTGCGGTTTTCACCGCTGTATCAATCATTCCCTCACGACCAGAAATGGCGTGAAAGAAGAATTCATCTGGTTCTAATCCTCCTACAAAGGAGGATGTAATAAAGCCGCGTGCACGGGCAGAATCATCGAAGCGCTTGAAATGAGGAAGAGTACGATTCTGAAATCCATAGACCACTCGCTTTCCCTCAATCACCTGTTGTCCCAAGACTGCCGTCATTTGACTCACATTCAAGTTGGAACCTTTGGCACCACACTTAATCATATTTGTCATACGGTTATTATCTGCAAGAGACTTCAAGGCAATGCCACCCGCTTCATCGGTAGCTTTCTTTAACGTTCCCATCATCTTGAGTTCAAAGTTTTCTTGATTGGAACGACCACTGGAATTTTCAAAGAGACCGGTATGCAACTGCAAAATGGAATCTTCGGTTTTGTTTACAATATTTTTAATTGCATCGGCACATTTCTTCTTGGTCACTTCATCGGCAACCAAATCACTAATACCAACGGAAAATCCAGAATTTACCAAGTATTGACCCATCATTGCTTGTAAAGCATCAATGAAATCAATGGTAGCATCAGGTCCATAATCATTATACATAATATGAATTAAATTCTTTGAAAAGACATCTGAATCAAGCATACCCTTGGTAAGGATACCACGCTTAATCTCCACCTCCTGCTCCTGAAGATTCTTCATCGTCAGATTAATGGGAGGTAAGATTGCGCTAATAAGTTGTGACCCCGTCCACATCGGTTGCGGAGTCGTAATTGCCGGTTCTGGTAGCTTGCCATTCCACATCTTGGAATAAACCAAGAGATTCATAGCATCTTTTCTTGAGAACACCACAGACGGTCTTGTAAATCGATTTGCCCCCAACAATGCATCCTGTAAAATGCCAATCAATGGCAAGGAGCTTTGTGGGGAAATTATTTGATGTGGAATTGCGGCAATCATCCGCAATTCAATTGCTGCCTCAACCGACTGAGGCACGTGAATATTCATTTCGTCGCCATCGAACATGGCATACCCAGTTTTTCAACTGGGAGTAGACTTTATCTTAAGCTCACTCTAGAACCGACCACCGTAAAGTCGTTGCTCCTTCCTCACGCTCACCAGCAGAGAGGCTTGGGTCAGGATTGCCCATTTCTTACTCCTTATAGAGCTCGAATCATAAAACGTTGTTACCATCTCCCTTACGGTCTTTCTCCGAGGCCAGTGAGGATTTTCATCCACACCTTGGTAGTTTTATGCTTTAGGGGTTCCCCTGAATTTGGTGGTCTCGCATCCCATCTGGATACTAGACGATTATATTGCTTGATGCACATGAAATGAGAGTGTGCACCATGCAGAAGCATTTCCACTGTTTTCCTCATGAAGTATTGCTTCAACTTCACAAGCAGTCGCCTGTTGCCGACATCGATAGACTGTCTTCAAAAGAAGCAGTTGCATGTATTTCTAATATAGAATCTTTAATTAGCTTGGCAGTTTTATAGGCATTTTCTTGTGTAATGGTTTTTCCACCAAAACACATACGTATTATTCCATCTTTATGCTTGATGTAAAGTGCCACAAGAGAATTAAACTTTGCAATTCGTAGAGATTTTACCTCTAAGGTTCGCGTTTCTTCAATCTTCTCACGGTATTTACGCAAGGGATCCTCTGCACTTTCTTCCACAATATCAATTCCCTCTTCAGCAAATCTTGCTGCAAAGTCTTTGGCTTCTTCCAATGCTTTTGCGTAATCACAACTTGCACTTTGACCAAACGTAATGCGAATTGGATCCGCAGTTTTTTGATCAAGATATACATATATAATCTTTGGAACACCACCAGACTTGATCGAAGTAATTCTTACTTTGTTCGTTGTTGGTAAATAGTGCTCTGCTAATGTAGTATGTTCTCGGTGCTTGCATCGTGAATGACGCATGACATTGTAGCCATGGGGAGTGATTGTATTGAGACTTGCAATCCAATGTGCTTCTCGTTCATCAAGTGTATTTTCTGGAAGATCTTTTTCAAGACATGTCAATTCAAAATCATCCGCTCCAAACTCTAAAATAGCTTTCGCTAAAGGAGTTTTTGCACCTCGAAAGGCAGAGCTGACATGATCGGACCAACGACCAGCAATTCCATACCGATATGGTTTGGTATCACGTATCTTTGTGTCTTGAGTTTGACCAATATATTCTTTTCCAGATGTTTTGCTTTTTGCTTTGTAAATGCTGCCAAGCATCTTGTGTCTCTATAGTAGATATAATGCAGACTTCTTTAAGCCAGTATGACTTTTTTATCGGCGTTATATGGCTTCACTGCCGCAGGATTCAATCGGAACGTTTGATACGGTAATACCCGTACAATATGTCCCATCATGCTCATGCGGTGAAGAGATGGCTGTCGGTTAAACAGCACAATATCTCCATCCATCAAATGTCGATGGACAATATCACCTTGAAATAATGTTTGTTCTTTGAGTTTTGAATTCTTTAATAAAATCATACGCCCATCAGTACCGCGTTGAATTGTTTTGGCACCTGGATACACATCGGGTCCATTTTGAACGAGTGCATACAACTTTCGACGGTTGTATTCCGTGACACGTTCAGGAAACGTAAGATCCATCGCCACCTTGAGGGGTAATCCAATTTCACTCACCGAAATATTGGGATCTGGGGAAATTACAGAACGGGCACTGAATTCCACACGCTTTCCTTGAAGATTGTTGCGAATGCGACCATCCTTCGATCCCAAGCGTTGTTGCAAGGATTTCAAAATGCGTCCGCTGCGCTGGGCACTAGGACTCACTCCTGGAATATTGTTATTCACAAGAGTTGCTACATGATATTGCAGCAATTCACTGTAATCATGAATTGATTTCTTGGTGGGATCTGCTGCATATAATTTATGTAATTCTTTGTTTGCCTTAATAATATCTGCCAATTTGGCAGTCAAATCATCTTCAGATCGCTGATTATTATCTTGCATGACCGAAGGGCGAACTTGAGGAGGAGGAATTGGCAAGACGGTGCATATCAGCCAATCAGGACGACACCAATGACGGCTAAATCCCATAAATTCCACATCTTCATCTGTAATTGTTTTAAATAGCTTGTGAACATATTCAGGAAGAAGATACATACGAAATTCAGCTTTTCCATCTTTTATGGTAGCACCGGGAATATCACCTCCGCTTGCATCTACATCTTTCCATTCTGCGAAAATCTTATGAATTGATTCTTCAATATACTTGGTCGGTTGGATAAAATTACATCCATCTTCAACATCTTCGCCACAACGACTAATCTTTTCACATGCTTTATGAACCATCTTCCATCGGGCTTCCCCTTTTAGACGTAGAAATGCTTCATTCTTTTCTTTATCAATCAATAACTTACTACACTTAAAACAAATGCAATGAAGTATTTTTACAACATATTTAAAGAATTGTGTGAAATAAACAGGTCGAGCGAGTGGATAATGACCAAAGTGTCCTGGACACCCATGATTGTTTTGACCACAGGTACGACACGTTTTTCCATTTTCCAGCACGCCCATGCGTGGATCAAATAATCCTCCTAGAACTCCATCCGATGTCGATGCAGAATCAATTTCTACCACCGATCGACATGTAATTTCTTCAGGACTAAATACACCAAACTGAACTCCCACAATTGCCTCCGTATCGGAGGAATGTTGGAGACGCGGCATTCCTTTCTATTCTATCGCTATATGCTTTTAAGTCTGATTAATATAAGAGTCTCAATTTTAATGAGGATAGAATCTATTAGAAATTATCCTCATATATAATTAGAAGAATGAGTGTCTTTGTACTTCGAGCAGATGCTCAAGCCTTAGTTGATGCGAAGGATCCTTCTACACAAAAAGCTGCTTTTAAAACTATGATTAAAAATGCTTCTGTTGATAATGCAGGAGATCGAATTAGTCTCTTTTTGGATGATTTACGAGGTGGTCCTGCGCCTTCCTCCCGTCCTACCACTCCTACTGCTCCTACCACTCCTGCAAAACCAGCTACAACAACCTCCATTCAAGCTCTAAAACTGTTATTTGCAAACTATGCAACAAATCTTACTCCTATTGATCCTGGAAATATAGGGAGTCCAACAAATCCCTCCTGTCTAAAACCTGGTCAACAAGATACAGAGGAATACTTTAGTAAGTGTATTAGTGGACAAATCTCTCCTGGTAGTACCCCCCTTGCTTTATATTCTCTCGTTCACGAAGATTCCTTACAATGTACTATAGGTACAAAAATATATTCGACAGTATCAAATCCTATATCCCATCTAAATATTCCTTTAAAGTCACCTGGAAATCCAGCTGAACCAAATATTAATATGATTGATAAATTGATCGAATATACAGCTGTAGAAACAGGCTTTCAATTTGGAGACATTGTTGATAAGAAGTGTGATGATGATATGTTTGATACAGTCGGTACGCTTACTTCAAAGAATCGTCAAAGAAAGACTGCACTTATAATCCCTGATAAGAATATTTACATGATACTATGTCTTATTATATTAAATGGTATATCTCCTCCTCATACAAAATATGCTGGAAAAATTACAATTCCCACTTCATTCTTTATAAATCCACAGGGTGAATTTGCTAGAGGTGCTGGAAGAATTGAATATAGATTGTTAGGATTTACTGCCCATTATGGAGGCTGGTCTGGCGGTCATTATGTATATTATAAAAAAATTAACAATAATCCGGCTAAGAATTGGGTTTGTATTAGTGATCGTGATATATCAGCTCCAATGGATGAAGCAGTTGCACTTCGTATGAATGATCATCCACAATCACAATGCAAGGATTTCTTATATATCAAAGAGAATAAATATGCGGATTATTTTAAAACACCAATTGTAACAAAAGGGTTTGTGAATTCAACTGGTAGCTTATGTTATGCAAATTCTATGAATCAATTATTACTCTCTATGCCAGAGTTTGTAGACTATATTAGCAAATGGACACCTTAGACCAATCGCGCATGCCCCCAACTATAGGTCTTTGCGATCTTTGCAGCGGACATGGGAAGCCGATACAATCTGAAATCAAAAAGAGACCCTCGAAAGCGTTCATCTTGATCATCATATTGACCGACTCCCACATCCTCCCAATTGCTTTTTCCAATGTAATTAAGAGTCGTGTAAGAGTTCAATGGCATATGCCCATCTTCATGTACCAACACCATCTTGTTATCAATATACACTTGCCATGTTGGTCGAAAGGAAGATGCATCGGTAGTTGTTACAACTACATGGCACCATTGTTTGAGTGGTATGGCATTGATCGCTCGTATGCGCATTTTGCGTTGCTGAGTATCCCAAATTTCAAAGATCAGATTTGCACTAGGGACTCCTGCTTCTTCTGCTGCGTCCTCCAGGGGATAGGTGGATTCCACCGGTTCAGGACCCTTACATTCATATATATCGACATTTGCATCAGAGGTCGCTAAATATAACTTGGGTGATACTTCCATTGCAGCTTTAGCATTACATACCTTGGCAAACTCATCCGGTTGTGGTTTCATTACCCCGCGTAACTTGGTAGCTCGATTTCCCTTTCCTTCAATCGCCAACCGTACATTGTCCTTTCCTGCTCCGTTTCCAAAATCAAAGATCGGTGCATTTTGCGTAAATTCATCAAAATAGACCCAGACACTGATTGCCCGTAGATCTCGTAAGCGAACCTTTGAATCAAATTCCAATTTGTCATTCTCTCCAATCCGTATGAACTGCTCCGCAGGAGGTTTTATTTCCGTTGCTGGTGGTAGTTTATTGATTTCTAATCCGTCCACATGCGGAGCAGGATCTCGTGCCTTAGGCGTTTCATTTATTCCCCGCTGCGGCAACTCACCGCCTGTCCCGCTTCGCGGAACAGGCGTTTCATTTATTCCCCGCTGCGGCAACTCACCGCCTGTCCCGCTTCGCGGAACAGGCGTTTCGTCCATCTCTATATCTCCTGCCAATGCTAACTTACTATTTTCAGCATAATCCACCATATCATCTAGAAAGCGATACCACACCATAACTCCTTCAAAAAATAATAAAAGTTCAGCAATATCGGCTGGAGGGTTTGAATCGGTAAGTTCAAACTCATTCTTGAACTCAATTAAACCCGAAGGAATGCAACGAGCTTCCCACGCATCTAAGGGTGCTTCTTTCACTTTTAAGATACGACAATAATCATCACGTTTATCTCCATTTACATCCCGATAATAGTCATCACGACTAAATCGAATTCCTGAGCGTGCTGACTTTGATGAATACGAAAAGGTATCGAGCCCTTCTTGACCGGCAAGAGCACAGACCACACGTCGACTGTCAGGATCATCGGGACGTTCTACCACGCGACAGAAATCTGCTTTGTATCCCAAGCCTTGAATATCAGCATACACTTCACTATATCGTTTATTTCGGACATATCCATCTTGTTCTTCCAACTGTCCAGGAACCACATCCGATCGTTTTGGGAAAAATTTTCCAAAATAAGCAGGTACATTATCTTCGTACCCTTCATACAGTAAATGTCCATAGAACCATTCCCATAATACAATGATTAATAATACGATGAGAACAGTATAAATCATCCATTCCATGGCGCTCCCTAGTGTCGCGTGTGATTTTCTAGAAGAAACTCCTCCGTAGAAACAGGATGAAGACCTTGATAGATCTTACCACACTTGATTCCTTATATTATTTCTTGAAGCATTCGATACGAAGTCTTCAAGCAATTCATGCGCGCGGAGAGTCTCATGGAGCAATTCAACCTTGTACCCTTTCCATTGATCTTCCCTATGAATGCTTGGAAGACTCTGTGGATACAATCTATAGTGCACCTGAGGTTGCTCTTGGTCTTGCAGTAGTGGAAAAATATAAGCCAGAAGAAGCAGTTCAAATATGGAAACAAGAATCGATTGCCATACGTTGGATAGAACACTGGATTCCCTCTGTAGCAGAAGAGTATACATCACGAGCCTTACAAAAACTAATTGGAACTCCTATACCCGAACAACAAAGTGATATTTGGTCGTTAGGAATCTCCTATCTATGTATGCTTGATACACTTTATAAAAAAGAAATATTTTTTCATGAAAAAGAACAATTCTTTGAAGCTATTTCGGCGATGCTACGATTGCGAGGACGCACTCTTCCTAGTGTCGAACCCGCTTTGCCCGTCGAGATCGTCGAACCCGCTTTGCCCGCCGAGACCGCAGCCCGCCATTCTGGGAGGCTGAACGGGAGTCTCGCCGCAGGCGAGACTCCCGCCGTAGCCCACCATTCTGGGAGGCTGATGCTAACTGAACCGATCCGTCGCGGGGAACGCAATAAAACCCGCAGGAATCCTCATAATTAAGATCACTCCCCTTCCAACGAAAATCACGTGACGCTAATTCTGGGTTGAAGATCGGTCTGCCAATCGCATCTTCCCGTTTTGCCGGGTTCGATCCTCCCTTATCCGAATAAAGAGGAAGAGTCTCCATTGTACGTTTTGCATTATTGGCAAGAACTTCGGGAGGATTTTGCAAGTAAAAATGGAAATCTTCCCCCCTATCCACTGTCATAAACATTTTACTCATCTTAGGAGGACACTTCCCATAGAAACTACTTTTGGTAACAGAAGGATTATCCGCATGAATCAATTGATCCAAGGCTTTGCAATTACGACGGTCCTTGGCATCCAACTCATTGCGCTGTCCATGAACGCTACCGGGTTGATGAAAGCGAGCTCTGCATTTATCACTATCATTATTATCTTCTCGACACTTATCTGCTAATGCTTTATCCATATAATTCATTGCAAAACTGTAACAATTGTGCGATTTTTGAATCGCAGGATCCTTATTCCATTTTTGGGGAGTGTAAAGAGGTTCGTCTCCTGATAAGGGTGGAAGCGGACAGTCTTGATGCTCCTTACAAAATACAGAATTCCTGAGTGCACGTTTATTACAAGGTTCCGTCCCCTGTTTGTAACATTGACAACGGGGGATCGGTTTTTTTATGGTTTTTGCCATCCCTATATTATATGTATAAAATTGATAATATTCATTGTATGGCTATAAAATAGATATACAATTTTAGAATGGATGAAGTACTCTTTCAAATCCGTCCCTTTTGTTACAGTTCTTCCATAGACTTAACGCCTGAATTAGAAGCCTCCAATGGGTTTTATATCCATTCTAAGTATTTTGGTTCCATATTAGGAGAAGGAGCTGCTGGAGAACTGCGTCTCTATGAATTGAAAACCCCTCTTGGAACTCTTGTGGGAACACCCATCGGACCTCATTCCGATGGGGAGACGATTCTCTATATACCTGACTGGATGTGGAATCAATTGCACACAGAAGATGGATTTTGCATGCTGGAACGATGCTATCCCTCCATGGCATCCTTGATTGCCCTTGAACCGCATACATCAGATCTCCTCAAATGTAAGGAT